CTGCATCGAATGGAGGACATTCATCGATGTAATAATTCTTGACAGCTGTGATTGTGTCGAAGAATGATTTTAGACATTTGCGTAGGTTATGAGGCGTCACGGCTCGCTCTGTGCATGTGTTTGAGTATGGCTACTGTGATTGCAACTTTCAGACGTTCTTTGAATACACTGATCACTTCGTCTTTGGTTGCGTTGGCTGTTCGTTCTCTCCATCTGTAAGCTCTGGCCATTACACCTGTTCTGTGGACAAATCCTCTTTCAAGCAGATGGAAATACTTATTAGGTGTTCTCCGAATGAATCCACGTTTCTTTGAAGCACTACTGAGGGAAAGTTGTTTGATCCGAGAGAACACCTGTTTGGTCTTGATTACATTCTTACTTGGATGGCGTTTGTTCTTCTTGAACTTCGCCTGCAGGGCATACAGACCTCTGCCTGTTGCCTTGCCTTGTTTCTTCTTTGTTGACTGACCTTGAGAAGCTGGATGAGAAGGAAGGTAGTGTTCTTCTGATACCCGACGAGAAACGCCCACCATTGCGTAGAAGACGTTTCTGTTTTTCTTACTCTGTCCGTGTTTGCTTACTACAGCTCTGTAAGTTGCTCCTGTACTTTGTTTACTCTGCATTGTGTCTGTGTTGATCAGAGCTTTCATGTGTGCTCTGGCAGGACTCATAGCAGCTCGCATTGATGCTCGAATGGCTGGTGTAGCCTCACGTGCCAAAGCTTCGATTACTGGTCGAAGACTAGGGGGAATCGTGAGTTTTATTAAACCATTCCTCACATTGGTGCTCCGGGGAACTTTGAGGCTATATCCTGTGTTACGTTGTCAACAATTTGAATCTGAATGTCCTGCATGTTTCCGTAAGGATCTGTTGCATTACCAACTACAGCGTACAACTTTCTTTCAGAGAGAATGTAACAGTATTGATCCCCTGTAACTTTACTGAGAGAAGTAGTATAGCGTCCTGTCAAAGTGTGTCGTTGTTCATTGATTGTCCTGTCACCTTCTTCAGCTTCCTGAGCTTTGAATGGCTTCTCTTTTGCAAACAAACCTACTGCTGTCAGAGAGAACTCTTGTTTCAATTCACCGTACTCATTGGTAACAGGTTCGCTACCTTTGAGCGTTACACCGTACTTGTAGAATCGACATGTACGGGTAATGTTGGGACGTTCTTTGCGTGTCATCTGCTGCTAACTTTCTTCCAATCGTCAGCTACGTAACGAATAGCTCTGTAGTCATTGAGCAGGTTGTGATCTCTGTTGTGTTGGTAAGCTTGTGGCAAACCAGTTTTTGTACCGTCAATTGCTTCCCTGAATGTGTTGAAGTGGTAGCACAGTATCTTCAGAGCATTGATTGTTGAGTAAGGCACCTGAGCGTAGCTGGTGTACCCAGCATAGTAGGTGATTGTTACGGGGTATGGATCGTTCTGTTTGATGTTTGGGAGAATTGCATCCCAATCATCACACCACAAACGAATTGGTTCACCGTTGTAACGACGGATAGATGTTTGTGTTACTGTCTGTGTTGCGTCGTTGTTGTCAATGAATGTGAATGTTCGTAGTGCATTACCGGACTGAGGCAGGACAATAGGACCAAATGGCAGGAACACCATGTTGTCCCAATCACAGAAAGCTTCGTAAGGCAGGTAGAGCGTAACCTGTTTAGGGAGAATGAACCTCCATTGTTCGGTTTCACACGTTCCAACTGCCTGACGAAGTAAGTCATCAACATCAAGAGGCAGATCGTCTTTAGGAGTGTCTGGATGAAAGCCGAGGTATTGCTTTAAGCGTTTCATGAAGTCAGCATCAAACAGAGTTGATACTGCTGACTCAGTGCTTCTGTCAATCACCATCGGCATTGAAATTCTCCTGAAGAAATAACCTGTGCCTGACGCCCCAAGAATCAGACACAGGTGTTGTCAAGGCAAGCCCTGACAGATTAAGTAGTTGCTGTTACGTCAGCAGGAGTCTGGTCAGCGTAAGAGTGCAGACGTTCAATGACGATAGCAGCCTGAATCGTATTGGTGTCGGCACCGTCGATTTTGAATGCCAGAGACTTAGCAGTGCCGGGACCACCGTTTCGATCTTCGTAGTGAGCAATAAGCTCAGCAGGAATTTCGAGAGTGTAGTCGCCAGCAGCTGCTGCGACGATAGGACATGTGATTGTAGCAATTGCTGTGTCCGTACCACCTGTGCCGGTAGTACCGATGTAAGCAATCACTGTTGCAGCTGCTGTGAGAGTAGCTGCGTTGATCACCAGCGTAGCACGTTTGATCTGACCGAAGGTGATCAGGTTGATACGCTTGAGCGTATCTGGACCAGCAGTCATGGTGATGTCACCGAGCGGCTCGATGTACAATGTACTGCCTTGATGATTGTAACGAAGAGTCATATGACGATTCCTTTATGGAAGATTTGAAAAGAAGGATACGTTTTGTTATAGGAGAACGTATAAACTCCGGGGAAGCAGGCTAACTAACTATTAGCCGGATACGTCAGTGTTGGTCAGAGTAACGAACGGACTGCGAGTCGTAACACCCTTCTTCGGAGTGAGAGTCGTTTTCCACCACGGACGAGCATCGTTACTCGTAACAAACTGGAATACTTCTTCACGTTCAGAGAAGCGAACATGTACCGAACGATTGAACTCGGTGTAGAGTTCGCCGTACAGATACTGAGACATGTTCACACAGCTCAACATACCAGAAGACCATTCGCTGATCTGATTACCGTCCTGACCAGAAGTGATGCCTGGAGCGTATTCTGTGAAGAAAATTGGACGACCCCACAGAGTAGCACCGATGCCGTCGTTCATTGGGCTGAACATCTTGACGATGCCTGCGTTGTTTGGCGATTCGTGGCAAACAAGAGACAGGATTTCGTACATGTCGTGGTTAGCAATCCAGATGGCGTTGTCGTAGCCCCAGACACGCTGAGTCATACGAACAATGTCACGACCACTGACAATCACTGCGTCAGCCTGACCTGCTGTACGGTCTACTGACAGCAGAGCGAGGTTAGCAGCGTTCAAGAATCCCAGAGGAGTTCCATTACCCTGACCATTGATCAGTTCGTCAATTCGCTTGTCCACAGCTGCCAGACGCATTGAGGATTCAATGAGAGCTGGAATACTGATTGGACTGTACTTCATCAGCATGTTAGTGGCAGCAGCTTCACCAACGATTTCAGTCGCTTCAAGCTTAATCAGCTCGAATACGTCTTTGGTCTTTGTTGCTGTGTTGGTTTCTGACGTTCGGTAGACTCGTGTACCACCAGTAACACTGGTTGCATGGTTCTTGTCTACTCGTGCAGGAATAGATACCGATGGTGTAGCCATTGGAATCTGAGTCATGCGAGGCGTTAAAAAGTCAGCTTCTGGCGTCAGAGACAGAATACGATTGATCATCGCATCTGGAATCAGAACACCAGCAGATCCCCAATTACCACGAGCATACTCATCATCGCCCACTGCGTTACAAACGATGGACCGCAGACGAGGATTGATTTTTTCTGGATTGCAGTCATTCTTGTATGCGTTAGCAACGTCATACAGGAATTCACGACCACCACCCTGATCATCAGTAGCATAACCAAACCGAGGATCATTTTCATGATTTGGTTTGACGTTAACGTTTCCTGTGAGGTTGTGGAAGACGTTAGCGACATTAGCGACGTTTGATGGCATCGTTGCAATGTGAGCACGCTCAACCATACCGCCGTCACTGGCGTTAATCACTTCGTTGATGAATTCGAGTTCAGTCACTGCTGTGTTGAAGATTTCTCGTTCTTCAGCTTTCAGTGCCTGACCTTCTTCAACACGAAGAGAGTAACCATTGACAACAGGAGTGAGGACAGTGCGAGCATCTTTCAGCTCATTGAAAGACATCTTAGCGAAGTCTTCTTTGGTTCGCTTACCCATGACAGTTCCTTTATGGAGAGTTTGTTATTGATTGGTTGTCAGGCATTATGTGCTTTGCTTTTAGCCTGTAGAGCGTAGGTTAACAGAGAAGCCTAATCTGTCAAATAATTATTTGAGAGCTTTGGCACGAGCTTGTAGTGCTCTGGTATAGATGTCTGAGCAGTCTTCTGGGAAGATGTTCATAACTTCTACAGGCATCGCATTCCGCACTGATGAAGAGAACGGTTTGATAGTTTCCTGAATACCAGAGCAGAAACCTTTCTCGATAGCCTGATTAGCTGTCATGAAGGTTTCCTTATCCATCATATCTTTTACGTCTTCATCTTTCAGACCTGTTCTGTTGGTAATGATAGAACGAATAGCATCACGATGAGCTGTCCATTGGTTGCGGACTACATCGAAGTCTTCTTCTCGACTGATAGGAGCGAACATCTGAGGGTTGTGAACCATCACCATCCCGCCCATGTTGATAGTACGCTTATCTCCTGCCAGCAGAATCCATGAAGCACATGAGTAGGCATAACCATCGACGATGCAATGCACTTCACCTTCATGTTCGAGCAATCGCTGATAGATTGTGAGAGCGTTGCCTACTTCCCCACCACGAGAGTTAATGCGGACAGTGATGTCACCCTTCATCGTGTTGAGAGCGTCGATGAACTCATTAGCTGTGACACCAGCCTGATCCTCATACCATCGTTCAGCGAGGATGTAGTCATACAACTCGATGGTATTGCCGTTGACATTAACAACAGTTTCGACTTTGTTACTTACGTCTCTATTTAGTACAAATTTCATTGTGCTGATCCGATTTGCTGAAGGAAGCGAGTATGCCCGTCTTCACTTGACAGGATGTTATTGACAGGAGAGTAGAGCCACGAATCAATCAATTCGTCTACTGTGGAGAATGGAGATACATCTGGAAGAATGTCTGCCCATTCGTTGAATGTGCTGGTCAGGTTGTGTGTGAACTTGTCCGTGTAGAACTCAGACATAGAAGCTTTGAACTCTTCTACGTCTGAGTATTTTGATTGTTTCTGGTCAAACACTTTACGTTCATAAGCCTGCAGACCATTGACTACAGCTATGAAAGCGTTCTTAGCTACACGCAGCTTCTTATCGAGGTTCTGGTCATCAGGACTCTTATCGAGAGAGTCTGAAGGCGGTTTGACTTCTTCCTCTTTCTTAGTTTGCTGCATCTCCATAGACTCTTTAGGCGACATGTAATTGTCGTTGTCGAGAGTGAGCTTACGAATCTGCTGATCCATCATGTCATTAGCCAGCAGAGCTTTATCACGCAAAGCAATGCTGTGGTCAACTGTCATGAGGTTGGCAGGTACGTATCGCAGAGCGTTGTTAGCATCTGTAGGATCTATCTGCATTCCGAGTAGGTTGCAGATTTCTGTTCTGTCCATAACTCCAATTTCAAAGAAGTTTCGCAGGGCTTGCGAGAATTCATTGATGATGGTACGGAATAAGTAAATGAGGTTGAATTCGAAACTGTACTGGAGTTGACTTGAGAGAGGTAACAATTCATTGCGAATCTGTCTCCCTAAGCTACTGATGAATGGATGTAAGCCGGTTTGAATGAACAGGTGGATGAGCTTACCTACGTCACTACTGCTACCGCTACTGCCCATATGAGAATGGAGCAGCTCTGGAGGAACATTGAACCAGCGTGATACGTCTTCTACAGAGAATGCTCTGGTTTCAATGAATTGAAGCTGCTGCATAGGAATGGCGACGTTTACAGGCTTCAAACCTTGTTCAAGAATACGTGTCTTGAACGCATCTTCCATTGCTGCGTTGGGATGAGACTCGAAGAAGCTTTCAACACGTTTTAGAACATCAGGAGCTAATCTGTTTTCTGTGGTAAGATATGTCTGGTTCTTGTGACCATTCTTGTAGAAGTGTACGCCGTACTCTTCAGAGTTTTCGTACATGTTGAATGATCGGCCTGCATTCTCGATGATGCCAAAACCTCTATGGTTTGGTTTGTCGGGAATGTCAGACTTGATATGTACCATGTACTCCCGAGGTAGTAACATGTATTGAGGATTGGCATCCTCTTTAGTGTTGCCTGTCTCAATGCGGTAGATGAGCGTGCCTTTGCGAGCTACAGTACCTGTAGCCAACTGCTCTGTACCATCGGCATAGTAGATGTTGCCACGAGGTACACGTGAAGGGTGGACGTGGTAAATACGAAATGTGCGTCCCTGACTGTCGAACTCACGTATAGCGTAATAGTTGCCGTCAAGGAGTCGGTCATAGATCATGTCTCCCAACATCGCATCAGCTGAGTAATCAGGGTTTGCGTAATGAAGAAAGATTTTTACAGCAGGATGATCAGCTGTATTGAGCTGCCTGTCAGGCTTTCCTGAAGGACTGATACGAATGACAGTGCGAGGTAGGCTACCAATCGAACCTGTGTAGAGATTGACAGCACAGAACACAGCAGAGAGCTTGAGGCTGCTATCTGCTGTGTGTTGACGACTACGCCACATGAAACTGAACAGGTCTCTTCCTGAGAGAGCAGACGTAGCAGCATTCAAAACCTGATTTAGCAGGCCGATAGAGTTGTCACGTCGTCGGAAGGGATTCCAGCTCATTTGCTTCTCTCAATCCTGATATGTTTGTGATCATTTGTTGACCAGAATACATGTGCCCTCCGATAGCCATTAACGATGCGACAACACCGTCAATCTTATCTGTGGACTTCTGTTTGTTTGGTCTCATCTGATCATTGTTGTTTGTTGTCATTGTCACGTTTCCCATCATCCATCTAAGGACAGGATTGGAACCGTGGAACAATTCTTTGTTCTCTATATCAGCTTGGAGCTTCCGACAAGGACCATTCATCCCTACGTAGGACTGTGGGTATTTCTTTGCTTGTAGCCCTGCGTTGTAGAGAGTTTCGTAAATGAAGTTTGAACCCCACGCATCAAAACAGACGAGTTGAAGGTTTCTGAAATAGGTGCATATACCTTTTTGGTTTCCGTCACCTGTCAGAGTTTTGGCTATATCTCGTTCAGATATGGATGCGAGGGGAGTATTATTGATTAAGCCTGACTTGAACCATCTGTCGTAAGGAAGACGTTCCTCAACACTTCGTTTGTAAATGGATTCAGCTGGAACCCAGAACCATGGCATTACTACCCCTTCACTGGGGAAGTACAAACTGAAGGAAGCAATGTCATTGACTGAGGAATTATCGTAACCCCCATAACATTCTACATCCTGCAGTTCTTCAAGCTTTCTGAAGTACCATGTGAAGTAGCCTTGGAACTCAGTGAGATAGAGGTCTATCTGATTGTTATTGAACCATTCGTTGTCTGCAGCAAAGTTATGCCACAGACGATGATTATAAAGCAGAGTTTTGATTTCGTCAATTGATAATAAATGGTTCTCAGTGTGGTTGCCGTTAGCCCATACCCATGTAGGTATCCATACTGTTTCTGTCTTAGTGCGGATGTTGAGGTGGAGACGTAAGAATCTATTTAACAGAACAGGGTTTGATTTGCATTGGCGGATGTTGCGTTCGAAGTATTCGGCGTAGATCGAGATACCGTAGTTAGGATTAGCTTTCTTCCATGTACGTTCATCTTCAAAGTCATCGTCTACTGTCGCTTCATATATCACTGGAAGGAAAGAAACGTCAGACATCTCACCAGAGGCGATACGTTTGGCACGCTCATACAATTCGTTACATGTTGATGGTCTGTCGTAGTCTGCTGTGGTTGTGTAGATTGTGAGAGACTGTCTACGAGCTGCGGTACCTGTCAACATTACGTCAATAAGCTCGCTGCTCTTGTGTGCGTGTACCTCGTCTACGTAAGCAAAATTAGGTGAAAGTCCGTGTTTCGTTTCGGCAATAGCAGACAACACTTTAAACATGCTGCCGTCTTTAGCATGTTCAAAGCTCTTTGTGGACCTATTAACTTTGTTCTGACGTAGACGATTGAGCAGGTTTGGATTCTGCTCAATCATGTACGCTGTATGACGGAAGTTAATCGATGCCTGCTCAATATCGGCAGCACAACAGAAGTTCTGTGATCGTTGTTCCTTATCTACGTAGAACATGTAGAGCGTTGGAATTGCTCCGAACGAAACCGTGTTATGTGTTGCAAGCATGGTCTCACCAAACAGATAAGTTCTGGATGGAGAGTCCACAGTGATGCACCGCATAGGCACAGGGTCGCACGGTGCTATGCTCTGGATGTGGACATTCCTAGAACGATTAGTTCTGTTTGGTGTGTCTCGTTGTCTGTTTAGTTTTCTTTCTAATCGAAAACATGGGTGTGTGTCTTTGAATGCACAGAATTGAACACTGTAATACTCTCCAGATACACCTGTTTGAGCAGATTTTGTAATGGTTTTACACGAGTATTTGATGCCCAGAGATGCAAGCAATTCACAAATACCAGCAGTTATCTTTCTTGATTTGTTGGTGAATGTTAAACCCTTACCTTTCGCACACACTGTTCCATCAGAGTCCATCAAACCTTGCAGTAGAGCTAATCGTTGGCTCCTACTGCTTCGAAGGTACACTTCTGGAATATGCTTCTTCAGATTGTATAAAGTTCTAGTTAAAAGTCTAACTCTCCAGTTTTCGGATGGGTGCTCTACTTTAACTGTATAGCATTGCCCGTAGCGGGAATGATTCAACTTCTTTGAGCAAGTGTAGCCAGCTAGTCGTACTTGATTTTCGAATGCTTCAATGTCCTCACGCCCAACATTAAATTTGCCGTCATTAGTTGTGCCATCACCTAACCAATAACCAAGAATATACGGATCAATAAGCAGGTTCTCATGGTCGCACTGGATGCCGTTGTGCATCGGTATGCTGAATGTTTTGCCTGCGTAGCAATCTACTCCTTTTGTGTACATCTCCTTTGTAGACCAGACCTCTGAGTACATGTCTTTTCCGACACGATTTGTTACAGAGGCGGCCCCATTCTTTCTCGCCAAACCCTTATGTTTGTAATCATTCTTTGGATGCTGCACTCTTGACACTACAGACCACTGATGATCAGCACAAGCTTTGACTTTCTCTCCGTTAGAGAAGACAACTTCATATGACTCTGGAGATTCAAGTACATCGTGAACGTGCGTAACAGAGCATTGTTTGCCGTCTTTATCAAATACTGTCTGTCCTTCAGTAATTTCTCCCATAGATACGTAACCATTCGGTGTTGGTATCTTGGTGCTTAGGTCTAAAGCTTTACCATTCTTGCGAGGCACCAGAATAAATGCTTCTTTGAACCGTCTATAGCCTGTCTCTTTGTGCTTCCAACAGAAGATGTTGAAATATACTGCCCACTGCCAGAGTTCTGGAATGAATGGCAGTCCTGTCAGTTCACCTTCTGGGTAGACACACTCATTGATAACAAACTCTACAAACTGGTGCATTTCATCTAAGTCGAAGTAGTAGTCTTCCGCTTCACGGAAAACGTCATACATCGGAATCATTCGCAGCAGTTCAGAAAGCCTAACAGACTTGTATTCATATCCTACAAGTCTGTGATTTTTTCTGATCGGAACAGGGATGTCCTGAGAGATTTTCTTATCTCCACCTCTCAGGAATCTATCGTACCTAACAGCTTTGCTTGGGGCAGAAGTTGTCATGGATTTTCTACAAACTTAAATTGTGAGGTTTTGAATGTCTTTTGAGCGTCTTCAGTATCCCAGATAAACTTCAATCTACCTTCGTAGGTGAATTCCGGTTTACCGAGGGCAGTTGCTGAAGAAGCGAGAGAAATACTGACAACACTAGCTGCGTAGCTGCAAGTACCGCTAATATGGAGAGAAGATGGGTCTCCAGTTCGGTAAGCGGTGAACGTAATAGTAGCATCCTCAAGCTGAAGAGAACCAATAGCGGTAATTGGGTCACCGTCAGCATCGAGGATAGAAACCTCAATCTCTCCACTATCTGAGTCATAACTATCGCCTACAATAAGTTCTGTTGGGAATCCAGATATTGTGCCCGCATCAAGGACAGCAGCAGCTTCGAGAGAAGTGATACCTTGAGCCGTACCTATCAGGTCTGTCTTTTCTTTAACCAGCAGTAGAGTTGTCTGTGAAGCATCGCCAGCACCTCCACCAGAAGCATCAGCAATGGCTTCAAGGCTGTCAGTTGTACCACTGAAGGTTGAAGTACCGCCTGTATCAATCTCAGCTTCAGCTGCAATCATACCGGCTGTACCAGCATCTTTACGACTGATACGACGAATCCAGTCAGCAAGAGATGTAATACCTGAGAATAGAGCAGCAGGAATACGAGTGACTAGGTTACCTGTATCAGTTTTCACAGAAGCTATATCAGCCGACATAGAGGCACCTGCTGGAGAGCCAAGTCGAGATATGATTGCGTCTGTTGCAGCAACAATCAGTGATTGATCTGCTGGGTCTGTTGGAAGATTTGTTGTCTTATCATTGATAAGGGCAATTGTTGTATTATCAGGAGCTGTGTATGTTCCTGTCATAACACCAGCTGCTGTGATTGCATCTGCACATTCAGATTGTACTTCAGCATCCCATGCTGCGTTCCATGGAACCTGTGTCATCCATGTACCAGTGCCTAATGCTGTCAATGTGGCAGCACCGATTTCTGAAGCAGCATCAGCTGCTAAGGCAGAAGCAGTGATTGCGTTTGCAGCGAACTTTGAAGCAGTGATTGCACCATCATTCAGAAGGACACTCTGATTATTCTGCAGAGCGATATAGCTACCACTAAAGCTGTTGCTCGCTGTTGGGTTTTCGATGTTTGCCCAATCAATACCTACGTTTCCACCAGCTGTTACGTCAACTGTTCGTCCTGCTGTGGTAGGTTGTAGTGGTGCCTGACCAGAAGCGTAAGCACCGACAATTCCATCGACTCGTCCGCCTGTCAATGCGTTAGGTGTGCTACCTCTCCACGATACAACATTCGCACCTTCGTATTCGGACTGAATTCCAAACGATCCACGAGGCACTGACCGACCATCGATTGATTTGCTGTCGACAGTTTTTGCTGTGTTGAACTTAACCTGATACCGTGCTCCGGTTGTCCAGAATCCCGCATCACCAGTGTCGTTACTGGTATCTGCAATCAGCAAATGACAACCCGGTTCTGAATTAAATGGACTGGTGACAGTTAGCCCATTAGTGGTTGCTTTAGCGGTTGCAGATCCGTTTTTGTAAATTGCAAAATCAGATGCCGTGAACGCAGACGAGGGTGCCGTAGGCACACCTGATGCGTTAAATGTCTCGAAGTATATTTCAATTGTCGCGTCTTCTGCGAGATTACGAAACATTAAAGCACCAGCCCCGCGAAAAGAGGATCACTCACACCACTGCTGCCGCTCGCTGCTGTCCCGTGTACCACAACTGACACAAAACGCCCGCTTGTATTTGCCGAGTATCTCCAAGGAAAACTGAAGACCTCGACACCGTCATTCGTATAGACAACTATTGCTTGCCCATACGCCATCACTGTGTTGCCGGGATCAGCCGTATTTCCCATCGCCATCGACCATGCGATTGGTCCCTGTGGCATTTCAACAGGTTCTACCGTTCCACCAGCAGCAGACGCGAGGGCCAACACAATTGCACCTGCTGTTTCCGTTGCAGTGACTGATGGAGCATTCCAATATGCACTAAGGGAAACAGTTGTGTTGTTATAAACTACTTCGCTCCACCCCGACACTCGA